TTATATGTCACGGTATAATGGCAAGAGAGTGTATGTAAATACTAATGTAGATGACATATTTGAATCTGTTGTTAAATGGGAGGAAGGTTATACCAAAGTCCCTGATCAGCAGGATCCCAAGTATACTATGGTAGATGTAGCATGCAATACTGATTTAGTATTAATGCAGAGACATTTACCAGAATTACTAATAGATTATCTTAAAAGATATGATGATCATCCGCAACTTAATAGTACAATGGCTACCAAGTACCCTGGTCTATTAAATTTAGATGTTAATCACTTCAACAAAAAACCTAGAGTAAGAGTTAGTCTTATGCCTCAAGTATATTCAGATCATCTTGAACCTAAGATGCAAAAGATTGAAGGAAGAATACATGACATAAACAGACTCAAGAAACTAGGCTGGGAAGTACACATCAACTATAGCCCATTAGTATTTACCGTAGGTTGGAGAAAAGAATACGATGAATTATTTAGAGCTGTACAAGAAGTTGCAGGTGAAAATAAATGTGAGGTGATTGCATTAACTAATCATCCTAACCAAATGGAAAGAGCTAAGGGTAAAGTAAAAGAGTTAATGGAGAGATCCTCAGAAGTAAAAAATAATAGTGGAGTAATGCGCTATCCTATAAAACACAAAGGCAGATTGCTAGAAGAGTTTAAATGGATATACAGTCAGTACTTTGATTTAGAAACAATAAGATATATATTTTAAGAGTATGAGTAAAATGGGAAGATGGGTATTAGACCAACAGCAAAAAGAGATAGATAATCTCAACAAGCATAGACAAGTAAAAGGTGTAGACAGTATACAAAGTCAAATTACACCTGAACAAAACAAGTTCTTGTATTGTCATTTAGGAGAGTTAGTAGATAAATACGCTAAGCACATGCCTAATGACGCAGATTTAGGTAAGGAAGTAAGAAAAGCATGGGTATCACTTTTTGAAAAAAATGATTAACTTTATCTTATGAGTAGAAAGAAAAAAATTAATGTAGCCGTATTAGATAAGATTCATAAAGTGTTTGTACATAGTGAAACTGCATACGGCTATTTAGTAAGCAAAGAAGAAAAGCCAATCAAGCTATTTCATATAACTACAAGTCAAGTGACCCCGTAGTTTTTTTTCTTTAGTATCTCAAGTTACTATCATCACAACACCACCGCAATCACACCAGTCAAAATAGCCAAGAGGGAAATCCCCCAACCAACCTTCAAAAACTTATTTTTTCTAGAAAGTTTCTTAACCTCAGAGTTTAAGACAGATATTTGATCAACATGTAAAGCAATGATCTCAACGTTATCTTTATTTATAGATTTATTTATAGAGATTATAGAGTCTTTAACGTCTATAGTTTGATTAAGAGAGGTTATTATGGAATCTTTAAGGGTTAGTTCCGTTTGAGACAACAAAAGCAGTGTATCGCACTCATTTGCCCTTATAACTCGCTTAGCAATAAGTTTTAATTCAGAGTTATTATAGCAGGTAAGCGTATCGCTACCAATTTGACCGTACAATGCTGTCCAACTCATAGTTAGTAGCATGATCAACAAAAACATATATTTTTTCATACTTTGTTCTTACTTTAGTTTTAGATAATCTTATATCTTCAACTAATAATTTTAGTGAATCAATTGAAGCTATATGTTTTTCTGATTGCAGATTTAATTCAAGAATGTATTGTTTTTTATATGCAACGGCTGAATACAGAGAATCAATTTTAATTTGACTCTCTGTAACATCAGGTGATTGATAGCCATCAGAACATGTTTTAAACATAAACATTAAAACAATAGAGAAAGCTATTAGCACAAAGACTTTAAAAATTAACAATAATAAATCTTTGTCTTTATACCACATTATTTTCCAGGAGCAAATCTTCTAAGAGTAGATACTCCTAACATAGTGGCAGAAAAAATAAGCAATGAATCAAACATTGCATCATTAATATCATAGAAATGAAAACCGTCCACTACAAAAGCCATAAAAGCTAGTACTGAGCCAATCATTCCTGTAACTTTTTTTGATGAATATTTCTTATCTTTAGGATCTTCCATCAAAATATCTTTGAAAAATTTCATAGTTATTTGTTTTTAAGTTAAACAAATATAACATTTTAAATTAAAAATATGACAAAATCCAAAACCCCACTTAAACATCTAGAAATGTTTGACTTAGTCTGTTCACAAGGATTAACTGCATCTGAATACTATTTGTTAGCATCAATGCATCAATCAACAACAACACTATCAGGAAACACTTCAACAGCTTTAAAAGGATTAGTATTTAAAGGATGGGTAGCAAACTTAAGTGAAGATGATACACCGGATTATCAAATATCAGAAAGAGGACATAAGCTTATTAATAAAGTTGAAAGCATATTCAAAGTCCAAAAAGAAAAAGCAACTAAACTAATTGTAGGTAGTAACTATAAAGAAAACATATTAAAGTATAAAGAAATGTTTCCTAACCAAAAATTACCACACGGTAAGGCAGCTAGATCTGCATACGGAAACTTAGAAAAAAACTTTAGATGGTTTTTTGAGAATCATAATTTTACATGGGAAGATATATTTAATGCAACAGCTGCATATATAAATGATCATCAGAAAAAGAATTGGAAATTTATGAGAACATCACAGTATTTTATTAGAAAAGATAATTTAAGTGACTTAGCTGACATGTGTGAAAACATAAAAAACGGAGGCTATAAAGAACAAGAACATATAATAAAAACAAAAGTCGTATGACACGAGAAACATATAACATGATTCATAGAATATTATTAGCAGCTTTAATGACTGTAATTATATGGTTAATAGTAAAGATATTCATTATAGACATTAAGTTTTTTCACTTTTTTTCTATTGAGATTCTCATTGTTATTGGAGAATTTTTTAGTAACTTTATAAAACGGAGAGCAGGTATTGATCGCACTTCTATCCCTAATTAAACCAACAAAATATGAACCCAAAAGACTATTGGAATAGTCAAAAAGCAGCCTATAAAGAAGCGTTAAAATATATACATGGTAGAAAGACCGGTGTAATTACAAGCTTTAAAACACCATGGCCAAAAATGAATGATGCAGGAGTCAATGGCTTTGAGTGGCATTCAATGACGGTTATTGGTGGAAGACCTGGTACTGGTAAGACTCTTATTAAAGATCAAATAGTACGTGAAGGTTTCAAAAGAAACAAAGGACAGAACATTAGAATATTAGAATTTCAATTAGAGATGGTGGCTAAGTCATCAAAAGTTAGAGAGTTTAGTTCTGTTTTGGGTAAGCCTTATAAATATATCTGCAGTGCATATCCTGATGATAAAATTACTGACGCAGATTTGCAAAAATTATATGAGCATTCTAAAAAAGCTGTAGACATAAATACTTCAGCCATAGATATTGTAGAAAAATCTCCAACACCAGATGAATTAGGATCTGTTGTTCAAGCATATATGGAAGAATATGCTACAGAAATAAATGGAGAAAAAGTCTATACAAATACTGTTATAACATTGGATCATTCATATTTGGTAAATCAAGGATCTCTTAAGAGTAAAACAGATATGTTATATAGATTAGGAGAAGTCTTAACATTATTAAAAAGAAACTATCCAATAGCTTTTATTATTCTTTCACAGTTAGGTAGACATGTTGAATCACCAGAACGAAATGAAAATGGCAAGTACGGTAATTATATATTAGAAACAGATATACTAGGTGGTGATGCATTATTTCAGCACGCGGATATAGTCATAGGTTTAAACAGACCTGCTAATAAATTTATAGAATACTATGGACCAGAAAGATTTATAATAAAAGATGACACTGTATTGGTAGGTCACTTTCTTAAATGTAGAAATGGAGATACAAGAATGAGTTTCTTTGAAGCCCAATTTGATAAGATGTCTATACAAGAAATGGAGACTCCCCCAACACAACAAAAAAGAGTTTCAACATCATAAACAATGAAAGATGATTAGTACAAAAGATCTCGGTGGAAATAGTAAGCCCACTAAAAGAGAAAAAATATTAAAATTACAGGAAAAACATTCAGCACTTTTTAAAAAAGAAGGAGTAGAAAATCCAAAGTTTATACCCCGCATGGCATATAAACATGAAGGAGATTTAATTATTGGATTCTATCCATCAGAAGCTAAAGGTGGTGTAGATATATATACTGAGTTTTGTAGTAGGGATTATGAACCTGAAGATGATGAAAGAAGATTATGGAAATGGATTTATAATCCAAACTATGCAGAAGAATATGTACATTCTGAAGCTCATCCAACAACAGGAGATAAAAGATTCTTTGTTCCTATTGATGAATTAGTAAATGTAACAGAGTATCATACCAAAGATGTATCTAAAATAATAGAAGAGTTTGATGATATACCAGATCAAAATTCTGATTTACCATTAGAAGGCATGACTATTAGAGATTTTGCATCAGTTATGTGGAAAGAACCTGTAAGCCATAAAGCGTGGCTAAATAAATTAATTGAATCAATTAAAAATAAATAAATAAATGAGTATTAAATTACCTACAAAAAAAGTTAAAGCGGCTACAAAAAGCCCAAACAATTTAATTATATTTTCTAAACCAAAAGTTGGTAAGTCTTCCTTAATTGCTGAACTATCTGATTGTCTATTGTTAGATTTAGAAAACGGTTCTGATTTCTTAGATGCTGTAAAGATTAAAGCAAATACTATTGAAGATATAAAAGAAATTGGTGAAGAAATTAAAAAGGCAGGACATCCTTACAAATATGTTGCAGTTGATACGATAACAGCACTTGAAGATAAGTGTATTCCTTTTGCTGAAAAGTTATACGCAAGAAAACCTATGGGTAAAGATTGGTTTAAAAAAGATGCTAAGGGTAATCTAACAGCAGATTCAGGAAAGATGAAGTATGGAAACATATTAAACCTTCCTAATGGTGCAGGTTATGCATATTTAAGAGAAGCAATGGTTAAAAGTATAGAGTACATTAAGACCCTTGCACCTAAAGTTATATTAGTTGGTCACATAAAAGATGTAATGCTAGAAAAAGCAGGTGCAGAATTTACTTCCAGTGATCTAGATCTCACAGGTAAAATTAAAAGAATTATGACATCTCAATCTGATGCCATAGGTTATCTATATAGAAAAGGAAATAAAAATATCCTGAGCTTTGCTACAAATGATTCTGTAGCATGCGGTGCTAGACCAGAGCACTTAAGGAACAAAGAAATAGTTCTAAGTGAACTAGAAGACAATAAATTTACAACCCATTGGGATGAAATTTATATTGATTAATTAATAATTTTTTAAAAAACAAGTATGTTAAGTACAAAAGACGTAGTAGACTCACAAGGTGGGGGACAAGCAAAAACAATTACTCCTGGAGTAAACACATTAAAAATTAATGGCATTAATTTAAAAAGATATCCATTTATGGATAATGACAATGGTTACTTTTTGTTATTGAGCACAGAAACAAAACCTATTGAAGGATTTGAAGGCTTTCTAAGAGACACAGAAGATGAATCTAAAGGAAGATATGAAGGTCAGATTGGTACTGTAAAAACTAATCGTTACTATTATAAAGATGGCCAAACTAAAAGCGGCATCAAGATCAGTAGAGACATGGAGATTCTAAAGCAAATGAAAACTTTATGTAAAGCATGTGGATGTTTACCTTGGTTTGCAGAAGCTGATGGAAAGTACGCTACAATTGAAGATTTTGTAGAAGGCTTTGATACAGATAAACCTTTCAAAGATAAATGGTTTAACATAGTAGTAGCAGGTAAAGAGTTTGAAAGAAAAAACAGCAGCTACGTTGGTTATGATTTATTCTTTCCAAAAGGTAAGAAAGGTATGACTGTTATTGAATCTGCAGATGTAGAGAATAGCAATCTTATTGAATTCAACGAAGATGAGCACTGGACAAAGATCACACCTAAAGTTTTAGATGATGGATTTAGTGACGGTGATGATAAAAAAGCTCCTGAGTTTGATCTATAAAAAATATCATTAATTGTTGGGGCTCATTAGTGGGCTTCCTTGATATTCAAATTAAAGAGGGATGTAACAGTCCCTCTTTTTTATTAAACCAATTTTATGATAAGAACAACACAATTAGTATCTGATTTAAATGAAGTTCCAGAGACATGGATTTTTGAATACTATTTAAATTTAACAGAAAAGTTAGATGGTCAAGATATAAAGATGACATCAATCTTTAATTCAAAAGATAAAGAACCATCAATGTTTGTTTACTTTAAAGATAACAGATATAAGTTCAAAGATTTTTCATCAGGATTACAAGGTGATGGTATGAACTTAGTTAAAGAGATTTTTAATCTTAAGTTTGGGGAAGCAGCATTAAAAGTCATAGGTGATTACAATAATTATTTATTAGATCATAAACAGTATGACGTATCGCAATTCAAAATAAGAAACAAGTTTAAAATTAAATCTCATGTAAACAGAGAGTGGACATTGTCAGATAAAAACTATTGGAATAAATACAAAATTGGATCTAAGATTTTAGATTTATATAACGTTAAACCAATAGAGTCTTTTACTTTAGAAAAAGATAAAGATGATTGCTTTGTTATTACAGGTCTTAAAATGTATGGGTACTACAGATCCTCTGGAGAGTTGTATAAAATATACCAGCCGTTATCAGATAAAAGGTTTTTTAAAGTTGCTGATTATATTCAAGGAGTAGACCAACTAACATATAACACAAAGTATCTAGTAATATGTAGCTCTATGAAAGATCTTCTCGCCTTCCATAAGTTAGGGTTCACAAATGCAGAATGCATAGCACCGGATAGCGAGAATACAATGATTCCAAAACATGTGATTTTAAAACTACAAGAAAGTTACAATGCCATATGCACATTATTTGACAATGATGAAGCAGGCATTAAAGCTATGCTTAAATACAAAGAAAAATACAACGTGCCATTTGCACACTTAAGATTAGAGAAAGACATATCAGATTGTATAGAATCCCATGGACTACGTACAACTAGAGAACATCTTTATCCAATATTAACTAAAGCATTAACTGGTACAATAAAACATCTACCATGAAAAGTTTAAAGAATAAAATAAAGGAGGACATGTATCCTTGGAAAATAGAAATAGATGCTCCTGATCGACCAAGTAAAAAAAAGTTATTAGATTTTAATGAGAACTTGATACCAGAAGGTGCTGTAGGATTTGTTTACATAATGAACTATTTAGACACCAAAAGCGGGATAATGTACGCTTATATTGGTAAGAAAAATTTTTACAGTAAGAGAAAGAAAAAGTTTGGAAAGAAAGCGCTAGCTGCTATGACAGACAAGAGAACTAAGAAATATGAAACGGTCATTAAGTTAGACTATGAAGACTATTTCAGTAGCAACAAAGAACTAAAGCAAGCATACAAAGATGGTAAAATGATATATAGAACCGTACTTAAAATTTGTTTTAGCAAAGCATCCTTGACTTATGAAGAAACCAAAGCTCAATTTAAGCATGGGGTTTTAGAAAAGGATCATTATTTAAACGGAAATATATTAGGAAGATTTTATAAAGGAAAAATAAATTAAAAAGAAATGACTGAAAAAGAAATAACATTATTAGTAGAAGCAGGTATTGGGTATATACATGCAGAGTACATGGGTGGTGGTGACAGTGGAGCAATAGAAAACATCACTTATATATCAAACTCTTGTGAACAAATGCAGGATGGTTGGAATGAAGAAAATTTAAATATCTCAGCACATGATTATGAAGAAGTATTAAAACCAAATAAATTAGATCAACAGTTGATTGAAGACATGGCTTATAAACATTTAAATAATGTAGAAGATTGGTGGAATAATGAGGGAGGTTATGGTTGTCTAGTAATAGAAGTACCATCTTTGAAATTTAAAAATTTAAATGTCATAGAGTTTAGAGAAACTGAAAGTTACAATCATGAAGGTAATTTTGAAACAGAAGAATTATAATGGCGCATCCAAATCAACATGCAAAATCCTCAGTAAATAAATGGGGTGGAGTTATAGAAGATTACTTAGAAATACATGAATGGTTTGACGCAACTAAAGCTTGGTATGGTCATAGTAAACATAGACTGTTTAGACATCACAGTGAAGGTATCTTTGAATGCGAGAATGCATTTGGAAAAGCTTTTATTAATTCAGATGGTAAGACTGTATATACAAGATATGTTGCAGAGCAACATGTAAGAGAAGATTGCTATGGTTACATACCTACTGCAAAAGAATGGGTAGATAATATTCATGCAAGTAAACCACCAGAGTGGATGATAAGAACACAAAAATTACAAGACTAATGTTTATAACAGAAGAAAAATTAAAAAATATTTCTGACCAATTGAATGGTACACCAGAAGATAAAATGCTAGCTATAGAACTATTAACAGCTTTAATAAGCGATAAAAAATTCAGACAAGATAACCTGGCACAAACGTTATGGTTATTAAGATTTAAATCTAAGATAACCTTTGGATCTGAAGGTTCTCCATGGAATAAATCAATTGGTGAATTATTAGATGCTTTAAAACTTGATAAAGATTGTAAGAGTCCACATCTTAGAGCAAGGTATAGAGTTATAACAAGTATGAAATACAGAGATGTATTAAATTGCGGTACTCCTAAAGGTAAAGCAATAGTACTAAAGTTTTTTGCATATAAGTTGCAAGATGTCTATATGTCTATTCCCAAATTAAAAACTAAAATAACATTTGAATATGACGGGATTGAATACGTATAATAAAGATGAAAGCTTGGCAAGAGCTACCAAAACGTTGATGTTAAAAGAACCTTTCTACGGATTGCTTCTTTTATCATTAATTAAACTTTGGACTAAGAAAATAAACACAGCAGCTGTTGGTGTAAAAGGAATGAACTACAATCTTTTTATTAATGATGAATTTTGGGAAAGCATTCCTGATGATCATAAAATAGGTGTATTAAAGCATGAGCTATTACATATTGGATTTTTTCATTTATGTAACTATGAAAGTTACGAAAATAAAAAAGTACTTAATGTAGCTATGGATTTAGAAGTAAATCAATATATAAACCCTGATTATCTACCACAACCTGGAGATAAGTATTACGGGTGCATGCTGCATGATTTTCAAGCTGATTATCCTAAGTTAGATTTTAGTGAGATGCAAGGTACAAAGCATTACTATAATGAACTTATGAAGGATGAAAACCTTTGTAAAAGAATTGAACAGTCTGGAACAACTCCGTTAAAGATAAACGGAAATGAAACAGGAGAGATTGATCATGATTATTCTAATCAACTTAGTGAGGCTGAACAAAAAATGCTTGAATCACAAACAGGTCATATAGTTCAACAAGTAGCAGATCAAGTTTCTAAATCTCAAGGAACAATTCCAGGAGAGTTTTCTGAAATACTTGCTAGACTAAGACAGTTAAACCCTCCTGCATTTGATTGGAAAGGTTTTATGAGAAGATTTATTGGTAAGTCTTCAAAGACTTATACTAAAAAGTCTAGGAGAAAATACAACAAAAGATCTCCTGAGTTTCCAGGCCTTAAGATTAAGAGACACAAACATATATTGGCAGGTATTGATACATCAGGATCTGTTAGTACAGGTGAATTAAAAGAGTTTCTTAATGAGTTACATCATTTAAAGAAGACAGGTGCAGATGTTACAATTGTACAGTGTGATACATCAATATCGCATATAGGAAAGTTTGATCCTAAAAAAGAGTTAGAGATACATGGCAGAGGAGGAACAAGTTTTCAACCTGTAATAGATCACTATAATGAACATATAAATAAGTACTCATGCTTGATGTACTTTACAGACGGAGAAGCATATGCCCCAGATAACGCAAAGGGACATATATTATGGGTGATATCATCAAACGGCTCAGCCTATGATGAACTCCCAGGAACAGTAATACAAATAGAAAAATAAAATGAACGAAGTAAAATTAGACTCAGGAGAAATGAAAAACTTTCTCAAACACATTATTGAGAACAACAGACACATTCAAGCGCAAGGTAAAAAACCTGTAGCTTCAGAAGTTATTGGACCATCTGGTCTTGGTAAAACTAGTGTTGCTATACAAATGGCAGAAGAGTATGATTTAGATTTGGTTAAGCTAAATCTAGCACAGATAGAAGAGTTGGGTGACCTTGTTGGGTTTCCTGTTAGACAATTTCAAATGTGTAAAGAAGGTGCAGCAAAAGAAGTTGAGCCTCAATACACAGTAGTTGAAGAAGAAAAAACACTTCCTAACGGACAAGTAATAAAAGTTAAGAAGAAAGTACCAATAAAAGCAGATAGTGCAGGGACAGATTGTATATGGGTAGATGAAAATGCTATTGATCAATACGCTAAACAAGGATATGAATTTACAGGTAGTAAGCGTATGTCCTACTGTCCACCAGAATGGATAGCAGATAAGACGAAAGGTGGTATACTAATGCTAGATGATTGGAACCGTGCAGATATGAGATTTATTCAAGCTGTTATGGAATTAGTAGATAGACAAGAATATATTTCTTGGAAGTTACCAAAAGATTGGCATATATTATTAACTGCTAATCCAGATGACGGTGAATATCTTGTTAATTCAATTGACGTTGCACAGAGAACAAGATTCGTTTCAGTATTTATGAAATGGAATCATGAACGTTGGGCAGAGTGGGCAGAAGAGAATGCTATTGATGGCAGGTGTATTAATTTTGTTTTAATGCATCCTGAAATTATTAGTGATAGAGTTAATCCAAGATCTATTACTACATTCTTTAATTGCATTAGCTCTTATAAAGTTTTTGAAGAACATTTACCAATGATACAAATGGTTGGTGAAGGATCCGTTGGTGGTGAAGTAGCAACTATGTTTACCTCATTCATTAATAATCGTTTAGATAAGCTGGTAACACCAAAAGAAATACTTTTGGATATAGATTCTGCATTACTGAAAACGAAAATGATGGATGCAATAAATGAGAACGGTGATTATAGAGCTGATATAGCAAGTATACTCACTACTAGATTCATTAATTATACTTTAAACTATGCAAGTAATAACAAGATAACTGATGCTATACTAGCTAGGATGAAATTTCTTGTTAATGACCCTGATCTATTTACTAATGATTTAAAATATCATTTTGTAAAGAAGATCATCAATGGGAATAAAGCTAAGTTTTCAAAGATGTTATTTGATTCTAAAGTTCAAGAGTATATTACGAAGTAATAAATACAATAGGTAGTTTTAGTAGGCCTAAATCACTAATTCAGGGAGGCTGTATGGCGTGCCTCCCTCTACTTTTATTTAAATTAAAAAACACATGAACAATTTAGTACTAATAAATTTTGCTGCAGAAGATAACATACATAGTTGCAAAACCATATCAACATCTATATTAAAAGGATTTACTGCAGGTGAAATAGATCTACATCATAACCTTAATAAAGAAATTGAACAGAAGGGACAAACAATTTATATTACTCCTGGTTGCGCTATACCTAGGCATAAAGTTAAATCATTAGGTTTTACAACTACAGTTAAACCTACTAAAGCAGATTGTATTGTGTTACCTGCTGATACTTATGGAGAGTCAAAACATTTTAGTTCAAATAGATTTTTACCTGTAGACGGTAAGGCACTATATGGTTTTGTTAAAGATATCTATATAGAAACAGATGAGACTGACTATTGGGATACTCATGAAGAAAACAGACAGAGAGCTCTGACTTTTATAAAAGCTTATTTAGATATGCCTTATACTATATTTGGTATTGCTCACAGTTCTTATGCGAAATATTTCTGGTATAGAAATGTTGTCTCATTAACTTTGCCTGATAGTTTGAGAAATTTTGTAGCTGCTCATAATACAATTAATGTAGATACATGGTCTGCAAGAAAATGGAGTACTCTAGATAAATATTCCAAAGGTAAAATGGAATTCATAAAACCTTTAAACAAGGAATTATTCTTAACAAATAAAGAATATTATACGGAAGATTCTTTGTTAAAGATTTCAAATTCAAATAAGATATCTATAACTAGAGATAACTATTTAGATTGGAAAAGCTTTGCAATGTCTGAAGATGAAGAGAATAAAAGTTTATTAATGGAGCTCATGACTAATTGTGATTTTGAAAGTAGCATAGCATTTCTGTACGCGCTTTTAGAAAAATATGGATATGGTCTTAGAAAGATTAAAGGTTATGATCACGTAGGATTTAGATCTTTATTAACTTACTTAGATTTAAGTAAGGCTGAATTAAGATATCTGAGTTTGGATACAATTGAAAATAAAATTAAACATAAAAACTTATGGACGGACAAGGTGGCGGCAGACTTATGGTGGGCAACGGACAATTAGATTTAGACAATTTTAAATTTAGTTACAGCAGTTTGAAAAAGCTGCTGGATACGCCTAAGATATTCTATAAAGAATATGTATTAGGAGAAAAGGAAATAAGTACTGAGAAGTACCTATTAGAAGGCAGTCTTATACATTATCTATTATTAGATAATGAAAAGTTTGATTCTAAATACATAGTGGCTAGCGATAAATTACCTAGCCCAACAAATATAGCAGTAGCAAAATATGTTTTTGAAAACAGTAGTAAGGGAAGTAGCCTTGAAGATAATGAGACTTTAATTCTTAAAAAGTTACAAGAGTTAGACAAACATCAGTCTTTAAAGGATACAAAAGATGGCGTGACAGGAGATTCAAAAAGATTGAAAAAGATAATTGAACCTAACACTGAAGAGTATTATAACTTTCTTCAGTTAAAAGGTAGTAAAGAAATTATTGATTCAGAGATGCTTGACAAATGCACTAGACGTGTGGACATAATCAAAGAAGATGTAGATACTTTAAAGCTTCTTGGTCTTGATCAATACAAAGATTTGTACCAAGATGTTAAGTGTGAGTATCCAATTGATATTAAGAATGTTAGAGGTTCTAGATTTGGTTTAAAAGGTATACTTGATAATGTAACTGTAGATAAAAATTCTAAAGTGACAATCAATGACTTTAAAACAACCAGCAAAGATCTCTCAAAATTTTCTGAGACTGTGGACTTCTATAGATATTCATTGCAAGCTGCAGTCTATGTTGAATTAGTAAGAGTAATGTTTGAAGAAGAACTTGACATTAAACTTACTTCATCTGATATAGATTTTAATTTTGTTGTGTTTGATAGGTTTGATCAGTTGTATACATTTCCTGTATCAAAAGACACATTAGACAATTGGAAAATAGAATTTGTACATGATATACTTCCTAAAGTTACTTGGCATGTTGAGTCTCAAAGATATGATTTACCTTATGAATTTGCATTAAAAAAGGTATATTTATAGTATGGTGATTAAAAGTATACAAGGAACATACATTCAGAAGAGTAGGATATTTTTATATCCTTTACTCGCAATAAGAAGAGGTGTAAGTGTAGTTCCCAAGCAAACGTTTATGTCTTGGGAAGGGACTTATAAGTTAGATGATTATAAATTAATTTGTAATTATCATATAAGAAAAGATAAAGAGTTCAAGTTATTTGAAGAAGTTAAACTATTAGGTAATAATTTATTTGATACTTATATAGAATTAGATGATGGTTCATGCGCATATGTATTTGATTTTTCAAAATATAAAAAGCAGTATGATATTATTATAGAAGGTAAGTATACAGATTTAGATAATGATTATAAGAAACAGATATTGAATTTTTTTAAGAACAATGTTAAAAATCATACAATGATTAGGAGTTATTTATATCCTTTAAACTATTACGATCAATATGCAAAGTTATATGACGTACCTGTTGATCTGTTAAAAGGTGTAAAACAGTTATGCTCTAAACCAGATTTAAAAGAAGAATCATTTAGAGTTAATGAAAAAAGTTCTATATTTGATAAAAACAAAAAGATAAACCAATGACAAAAAAAGCAACAACTTACGGAAAGAATATGCTTATGATAAGCACATATCTTGGTAAAGGAAATACATTTAAGATGATTCCTGTAACAAGTGATTGCCCGTATTCAGAAGTAATTTATGATCCTACTACTACATTGTTAGTAGTAATTAGTAAAATTCAGAAAGAAAACTTTCATATGACTGCACGGTTAGATGAAGACGGTAATCCTATGCAAGCTAAGAAGCCAAAAGCAAATGGTAAAACATACAAAGAGAAAGAAGTAATCATGAAAACTTTTCAAGAATACTATGTTCCAGAGTATGATGAGCAAGTAGCATTTATTGAATCATTTGGCGTTAATGCTGATTCCTTTAATTGGAGTAAGCATTTAAGGAACATTGACTCAGAACCTGCACTAGATTTGCTTAAGCAAGAAAAGCCAGCGATTGTAGACATGGCAGGAAAGGAAATGTAATTTATAAACATATCATATCAATGGGGACCACGTGTCCCTATTTTTATGCCTAAAAATTAAAACATGAGTCATTGGGTAATGGATTATGAAACAAATGTAAATTGTTTTCTTGGTGTTTTTGAACACTATAAAACAAATGAAGTACATGTATTTACCTGTGGCAAATTGCGTAATGACTTTGATAAGTTTATAGATTTCTTAGATGGAAATATTGAAGAACAATCTTTTCATATTTCATATAACGGCTTGGCATTTGATTCACAGATAACAGAATATATATTAGTAAACAGAGATCTAATGTATACATTAGACGGTGAGGAAATAGCAAAGTTAATTTATGCAAAAGCTCAAGACTGTATAACTAGATCTAGAAATAAAGACTTTCAAGAATGGTATGATAAAACATTAAGCATTAAACAGATTGATGTTTTTAAATTAAATCACTGGGACAATGCTGCTAAGAGATCAAGTCTTAAATGGATACAATGCAGTATGCGGTGGAATAATGTACAAGACATGCCTATTGATCATACAGAAGAAATAAATACAGTAGAACAATTAAAACAAATAGCAAGTTACTGTAGGAATGATGTTGCTAGTACTAAAAAGATAATGGAACTTAGTAGTGGAGAAATTAAACTTCGCATGGGCCTTACTGAAAAGTATAACATAATTCTATGGAGTGCATCAGAACCACGGATAGCAAAAGAACTATTTGCAGATGCCATATCTAAGAAGACAGGTATCAACAAGTATGACCTAAAAGAAATGCGTACTAATAGAAATAGTATTATAGTTAAAGATTTAATTCTTGACTACTTACAATTCAATAGTCCTGTATTTAAAAATCTAAAAGACAAATTCTCAACACTAAGACTTGATGCTAATAACCTTAAAGGAAGTTTTCATGAAGTAATAAAATACAGAGGAGTTGAAATAAGCTTTGGTCTAGGCGGTGTTCACGGTGCTAAGAGAGGTATATATGAACCTGAAGAGTACATGACAATTGTTAGTAGTGATGTAGTAAGTTATTACCCTAACCTAGCAATAAAACAAGAATGGCATCCTGCTCATCTTCCAAAGAAAGATTTTTGTCACCAGTATGAATGGTTCTTTAAAGAAAGAAAGAAGATACCAAAGTCTAATCCACAAAATTATGTATACAAGATTGTATTAAATTCAGCATATGGTCTAAGCAATGATCAGCATAGTTTTTTATATGATCCTGAATTCACAATGAGAGTTACTATTAATGGTCAATTAAGTTTGATGTTATTAAGTGAAATGATTTGTGAAAATATACCAGGTGCTGTACCATTAATGTATAATACAGATGGTGTAGAAACGATAATACCTAAAAAGTATTATGATAAGTACATAGAGATTTGTAATGAATGGGAAGTAATAACAAAGTTGTCATTAGAACATGATGAGTATTCCAAACTAATGCTGCCTGATTGTAATAATTATATAGGCGTGTTCAAGAAAAAGGAAATACACAAGGATGTATATGATGAGTTAATCAAAAAACCTACATATGATATACTAACAAAAGATGCAGATAAATATTACCTGTCTCCGGTAAAACTAAAAGGCCGTTTTGAGATAAGCAAAAAGCTACATAAAAACTGTAGTTATAAAGTAGTAGCAGAAGGTTTATATAATTTCTTTGTAAAAGGAATTGAACCTGAATATACTGTAAGTAAAAATCGCAATGTGCTAGATTATTGTGCGCAAGCTAAAATAAAAGGTGATTGGTCTTTCTATTCTTTGAATATAGTAGAAGGCAATTATGTTAAAGAAAAACTTCAGAAAACAAATAGATATTTTGTAACCAATAAAGGTTGTAAGATTGTAAAAATAAATAACACTGATCAAAGAGAGATACAATTAGAGTCAGGCAAATGGCTACAAAAAATCTTTAATACATATCAGAAAAGAAGTTGGGAAGATTATGACATCAATGAAGAATATTATATCCAAAAGATATATAAAGAAATCAAAGAGATGAATCCACAACTGTTTATAAACCAATATAAATTATTTTAATATGCCAAAAAAAGTAGGCTATAAGACGCTTAATGATTTAATAAGCGCACCAATACCGCATGCAACAAAAAGTTATACTCCGTTATCACATGAAGATGCTATTGATACAATAAAAGAAATGCTTGATGACTATGGGTATGAGATAGAAGAATCAATATTTAGAGCAAATGAAAATGCAACACAAGCATATGGATACTTTGTATTCCGTGCCTCAGCAGATGATGAAATAAAAGGTCTGTATGCATTCCAAAATTCTTATGACAAAACAATGCGCTTTACAGGGGCTGTTGGTGTTAAGATAGATAATGAAGCAGTTGTTATATCTAATAGCAAAACACATATGCGTAAGCATACGGGAGCCGCTGTTACAGATATAAAAGAAGGCGTGGAAGGTCAAATCTCAAATGCTAGTTTAGATGTAAGCACAATGATTACTAGAAAGAACGATTTCTCTATGTATACTATTTCCAAAATAGAATACGGAAGATTAGTGGGAGAGTTATTAATAGAAGATATACTCATGCCTGACCAAGCAACTGCAGCAGCACGCGCGTGGCCAAAGAATCCTGGGCGGAATGCATTAAAGATAGATAACATTACACTGTGGGAAGCATACAAGTTTATTAGTAAATCTGTTCAGTTAACAACTCCAATGAATTGGATGAAAAACTTAACAAGACTTTACTGGTATTTAACACGGTTCTGTGTAGACTTTACAATGAAGCCTTCTAATGAAGAAATACAAAATGCATTAGCAGAACAAAGTGAAGGATTTGACAATACAACTATTGATGATCATGAAGATTTAATAAGCTTAAACTCACCTGAAATAGATGGTATTCCTAATGGTGACACTATGAGTGATACTAGTGATGAAGACGTAGAACCAACTGATCCTAATCAAGTAGATTTAGAAGACGCAATTGCAGATGTTGAAGCTGAAGATGAAGATGAAGATAATCAAGAAACAGTTATACGATTACCGGAAACAGAAACAGAAAATGAAGAGGCAGGGAAAGATTTACAAATGATTCCTGTTGATGCATTAGAAGATGCAATAGAAGAGGAAGAATTTACATACGTACCAGTTGATGATTTATACGGCATGAATGTAGGTGATTTTGTAGAAGTTGGAGGGATGTACTATAAGTATGCGGATACTATTATTATAGATGATGAGGTATATGGAAAGTGTACACCAATAAAAGAAGAAAAAGAAGAAAAAGAAGAACTTCCTATAGAACTAATAGGAGATTCTTCATTTACAGTAGATGCAGATAAACCAATAGAATGGGCTGCTGCACCAGAAGATCCTAAAATTAGAGAAGTAATTAAGGATGAAATATATAGAGTATATGGTTCAAGCTTAGATTTTAAGTTTGAGAAAGTACAAAACATGTACCACATTACACTAGAAAATAGTGAAAACATATCTCTACCTTCTGATTACATTGATAGCATTTAAGACTAAGTCTGAGCGTAATGCTATAAGCCAAGCCTCTCGCAAGGGAGGCAAAGCTTTTAAAAAAAAAGAATATGGGAAATATGAAAAGAGCCATGGTAGAAATGATAGACATGGGCTTAAAACCAACAAATGAAAATTTATCAAAATACATAGAAATAAAAAGAAAAAAAGCAATAAAGAATGGAACAACAGTCAATGAAGAAATTAGACAAGGATCGGTCAGTAAAGTGGGTACGTGATCCTAATGCTCCTAATCCAAGGGAAGAGCCGTGGCCAACATGCACAACAATGTTGTTTAATGATTTAGAACTAAACATAGGAGATTTAATAAATAAATATAATTTAGATCAGCCATGGAAAAATATATATGATGATATAATTGCTAGCAATTCAATAGTTGAAATAAGATCTGTATATGTCCGTTCTAATCCGTCTAAAGAATTCGTTCTTACATTTGATAAACTAGAACCAGCATATGATACAAGATTGATTGGTTATATGTATATGAATAAAGAACAGTATCAAAGCATCGGTATAACATCAGAAGGGTTTAAAGAAGAAGCCGTAGTAAATTCAATATTTAACCATGAATTAAAATACTATTTAAATTATATAAATGGAAATCTTATTAAGATTACATCTAAAAATAATGGAGAAGAAGAGTTTATGTATGTAACACCTGATGATTTAGAAAAACACATTGAATATAAGATGTTAGAAAATGAAAAAGAGTAGCTTAGGCTATTCTTTTTTTTTCCGTTAAGCTTTACAATTAGTAAGTTTTTAGCTATATTATAGTATAACCCAAAAAAAACTTATGATGACTGAAGAATTGGCAAAAGAAGTAGCTGAACTTAAAGAAAGTCTTTCAGGTGACATGATGAAAGATATGGAGATTAGAGATAGGATTCATAATCTTGAAATGAAAATTGAAGGAACAAAACCTATGGACACAAGAATTGATTGTGTAGGTTGTGGATCCTAACATTTTAAAGATCTTTGGGAGAGTAAAGCAGCTATGGTTAAAGCCCATTACCAATGACAAATAGTTAAATATCTTTAAAATAATTTAACCCTTGATTCGTCAAGGGTTTTTTTTTACCTTCTAGCTTTAGCTTGATATGCTTGGAAGTTCTGTACTGCTAGTGCCGGATCCATAGATGTACCTGTTATACCAAACATTTTAGCTGTATGGTTTATCCATTTAGATCCACCTTTTTGTTGCCATGAATATGGTCCAACATCTCTAGAGTATGCCGCTCTTTCATCACCAGTAAGAGTATATTTTATATCATCTAGTATAGTAATGTATGCATCAGTAGTCGGACCAAATGCAACAGACTTTAAATCTAGCAGAGAGTTGTATTGTTTTAATCCACCAGTAAAGAAATTAAACTGTTCATTTTCTGATCGTACTTGCATCATTAAGTGCAGAGCATGCACTTGTGCCCAACCTATTGCATCAAAATCATCACTACCTAATGCTCCACCTTGAAGGCTTCTAAGCTTTTTCATTCTATCTTCATCATCTTCATCCCATCCAAATATAGCTCCCATTAATAAACTAACAGCTACAAGAAATGCAATCTCAGATGCAAATTGTAACATAGCAGATTTTTCCTCTGGTAACATTGAATTAATATGTTCACCTCTACTCTTAAAAATATCCTTCATTGTTTCCAATGTCTGCATATAGAATCCCATTTCAGCATTACCTCTACCTGCATTAAATCGTTTTCTAGGATTTAAAAAGCTACCTGAGTGACCCATACGTTTAGTAAACATTGTTGTAAAGTATCTTCTCATGTAAGAGATGTATCTAAATGCTAAATACCGTTGTGCTTCTGGTTGATCAAATGATGCGTATGCACCACCTAGGTCATTCTGTACTTGTTGAATCCTATTCTTATGAAATTTAAATTCGCTATTATCAATATTATAAGATCCTTTATCTACTACTTGCTTATCATATCGCTCATTGATTTTATTAATTTCATCTAAGGCCAATGTTCTTTCATTAGGATCAGTAATTGTATCTAATCCTACTTGCTCTAGTTCAAAGTTTCTAGAATCATTTATTGCATCTATCATGTCAAGCTTTGCTTCAATAGTATTATTACCCAAAGCTTTTCTTATAACATCTTCAGTGGTATAATATTTTTTAGCTAATGCTTCTATCGTGTCAGTTTCTTTAACAACGGCAGATATAGCTTCTGTACCATATCTTACATCAATACCATCTTTTAATCTGATTTGATTATTAACAGTTTCAAAAGCATCTATGTAAGATATTTCAGTCATGTTACCATCAACGATTTGATTAATCTTCTGCTTGTAAAGCATGCCTGCAAACATTTGTACACCAGCTTGTTTCTCTACCCATTTTCTAAATGAATATAACCAACTAGCACTAGCTGCATCTTTAGCTGCAGTCCTAGATAATGATTCACCAAACTGTTGTTCAAACAATCCCTGGACAGGATCAAAGATTTCAACTAATTGTAACATATGATCTTTAGCCCCTTTGTTATAAAGCTGACCTCCAAAACTTAACTTACCCATCATTTTATAAGACCATGCATTTCCTTTTTGTAAGTTTAGATGATCAATATGTTCTCCTCCTGATGCAAACATCATAGAGTTAAACTTCATACCTAATGAGTTTTTCAATGCAGAAGGTATATTCAAAGCAAAGAAAGAAAATGATGCTCGCTTAAATAGTACATTAGATATGTTATTAATTATGGCACTGTCAGATCCCCAACCTACTTGGTTAACTCCTTCAAAGTTTTTTTCTATAAAGTTATTGATTGCATTTAACCTTACATTCTTACTAGATGGAGATTTAAAACGAGTCATAATCCTTGCTAGGAAGTTTCTCTTATTCATTTCATCAGCATCATCGTCACCTTGCAAAGCTTCTGTTCCGCCTATGTTTTTTTCTACATTAGTTTTAACTGTACTTTGTATGGCCCTAACTACAGGTGATATACCTATTAGTTGTTTCTGTCTTTCAACAGACATCATATAACGCATCATTCCTGTAGTAACATCTGTTGATACATCATCTATATCAATATCAAATAATCCAGACACAGGAACCTTAGTGACATCATTATCAAACATGTCAGCTCGCATTATATTTTGTTGACTAGAATAATTCATACCTAACTCAGAAGAATCATCTTTAGCACCATATATAAATTCTTTCCACCTCTGAGCGATATAAGTAAACAAGTTAGATCCTTTCTGCTGGGCTTGACTAAGCGTAAGTGTTTGCCCTACCTCAAGATTACTCATCCTATACCTAGGCATATCCAAGTACAACTTACTGTTACGATCAATACCTACCTGATTATCTAAGTGATGTTTTTTTAACTTTTCAAGAAGTCTAAACTCTGCACTATTCCTATCCATAGAATAGTACTTTTCATTTATAAGTTTATATTTTTCTTCATCGTTAAGACCTTCTACCTTAGACATTTCTTCTTTACTCTTTGGCAACCACCTTCCTTTATTGTCAACAGTAGTTCCAATAATTTTAGGAGTTGTGTAAATCCTTTTAACTTTTCTAGTATAATAAGTCATAGCAGGAAGACCAGGTATAACTGCTTCTACTCCACCAAGAGCATTCTTAACTGGAAAAGATTCTAACATTGCAGGGTCATTAGGTTTAACAACACTCCATGCATAACCTCTTTTATAAACATCTACAGTAACATACTTACCATTCTTCTTTACAGTTTTAGTAGACTTAATGTGATTTTTATTAAACCAGTCTTTAAACTCAGGACTTTGACTTGTTAACTCTTCTACAATAGTAGGATCTAGAATAAAGTCCGCATCAGTCTTAGAGATATTATTAAACTCTGGACCATATTGATTTTTCAATATACCGATATCTAGCTTAGATAAATAGTTATTTACAATATCAACATACATATCTGTAGCAATATTTGTAGAAAGCTTTCTAAGCTCTGCATAATTTGCTTCCAATGTTTGCCTATCTGTTTTAGTAAGCTTACTTTTTTGTGATGCTTTAAGATCCATTAAGTATTGAATCCTAGATTGGCTGTAAGATCTTCCATTCTTCTTATCATCGTATAGCTTAGAAAGTTCTTCAGACTGTTCTAGAGTAAGTCCAGAGGCTCTTAAGGCTTTCTTCTTTATTGCTTCCAACTGATTCTCCAAATCGTGTAGTGTATCTAAAGCATCTTTAGTCATTTGGCTAGCATCTACTTGCCCACTCTCATCTTTGAAAGGTTTAGTCATTCCTAATATTGTCTCCCAAATCTCTGTTTGATCTATTTCATCTCTTTCACTAGAATCTAACTTCTGCATGATGCTTTTAATAGATTCTATTATAGCACCTCGCCTTGCGTAAAAGTCAGATTTAATTGCATAGCGTGTATTTGATTTTAACCATTGCTCTAATCTATTATCATATTCAGATGCTGATAACTTTTCTGCTTTTAACTCTTGAACTTTTTCTAAATATTTAGTTTCAAATACACCCTTACGTAAAACGTTCTCTCTAAATCTACCACTAGCTTCTCTAACATCTCTAAGTCTTTGAGATACTTCTGCTTCCATTCCAGTTTTAAGATTACCATTCAAGTCAAGACGACTGTGCATTAGAGCCCACTCTCTCCACTTTAATGCTATCTCATCTTCTATACCAGCAATATCTCCAATCTTGTTTGCCTTGTCACTTAAGTTATTAAGTTCATCAAAAAAGTTGTCTCTTACAAACGCTGCTTGTTTACCTATATCATCTTTTGTTAAAAGATCTTGAGCAGCATATACTTCAGGCGCATATTTTTGATTCCAAAACAAAGCTCGTTGCTCAGAAACTTCTGCTTTAACAGCTTTCAATTTTGCTTCAGTCTCAGCATTAGGTTGAGTTTTATATTGAAGAGAAGCAACTCTTAGCATCTCTTTTAGTCTAGTATCTTCAGCTCTCTCATTTTGAAACTTATCTAAAAAAGACCATACTTGTTTCTCTTCCAACTCTCCATCTTCTCCCCTAACAAGGATGGTATCTTTGTATCCCATACGTTTCCCCAAGTCACCAATCTTATTTGGGTTGTAACCTGCGTCAATAAGATCCTGTCTTATGTCCTCAGCAAACCTATTAAATTTTCTTTGTGTTACTATCATCACATCGTTCAATGCGTTCTTAACATAAAGTGCCAATCCACCAATCACTGGGTCAGTGTTATATAAATAACCCTCCAAGTAACTATTGAACCAATGGGCATCTTTCATCTGCCCCTCCATTAGTACTTCTATCTTCTCAGGAGATATAGATAAACCATCCATACTCTTCTTAGTAAGTTCCTTTAGTACCTTTTGGTCTTGTACAGTCAATAATCCGGACTTTTGTTTCTTTGCTAAAGCCATAAAGGTCTCGTACTCAGCTTTATTCATACCGTGAAAATCTCTATACAACTTATCAATTCTTTCTGGCTTAACACCCTTACTATTAAGATAGGCAAGGTCTTCATCAAACTTTTGTTGCAATCCTCTCTTCATAGGTTCTAATGCACTATATATAGCTTCTCTACCACCATTAGAATACATCTTGTCAATTTCTTTTCTTGACCTATCTATGTTATTAGATATATCATTAATCATTGAACTAAAAGCGGATCGTGAAGGAAGATTGTTTTCAGGATCTGTAATCACTTCTTTTATAGTAACCATAAAACTACCCCACTGTTCAATTAAGTGATTATAGTAATAAGCCTTATTCATATTTTCTATTGGATCAGGATTCTCTTTCATGTTTCGCAGGTGATCCAATACATTCTCTACAACAGTCTCAAGCTTGAATAAACTATCAACTAATGCTCTAACTCTTTTATCGCTCTCACCCATTTGAGATACTAGAGTCTCAGCTTTCTTTTTTACAGATGTTTGCCACTTAGCTAAATTTGCCCTAATAGCATCTAGGTCACCTCTGTCATAAACTGGATCTTTTAATATCTTTGCTAGTTCGTAGTATTTGTTATCACCATCTTGACCAAGAAGTTCTTGTATTTGTCCAACAGTGTTATCATGAAACAAATTAATAATAGATTGTATATCTTGCTGTCTTAAAGTTAAAGCTTCGTCAAAAACTTGATCGTTAACATCATTGTTATATCGTACAATGGATTTTTCATCAATAACTTCAGTATTAATTTTAATTCTACCGCCAGATTGTAATATTTCAGATAGCTCGTTTAAACTCGTAGATGGATTGATTTTGGAAATATTAATATCCATACCAAACATTTTCCTACTAAGCTGTTTGATTGCATACATGATGTTATTGATAACTCGTGCAAACAAACTATTAGGCCTCATATTTTTAGAGTCCATTTTACCTGCGGCAGTTAATGCTCTAACAAGAGCCTCAGCTTTTTTAAACTTATCAGGAAGAGTTGAATCAGACTTTTGAACAGAAGCAATAATACTTTGTCCTTCTTCTGTTCGTTGCAATTGGTTATATAAGTTATCAAACAATTGAGGATTTTCAATTGCAATAGTCTCTATAAAAGGATGTGCAAACTCATGAAGAACTAAATCAGAAGTCATTCTATCTTGGATAAAATAAACTTTATCACCTAAGAAAAACGCTGGAGCACCATTATAAGGGTTTACAGTATTCTTAGTTAACTGTAGAGCTTCATTTTTACTTATTACTTGCCATTTTAATCCTAGTGTATCAGATAACTTAGAAGCAAACTCAATTGCTTTTGTTTGTTTTAATTTATCAGTATTTAAACCAATAGGACTTACATCTGCAATATCTGTTGTCTTGTATGCTACTTCATTAATAGAAGCAGTATCAGGATTTATAACTAAAGATTCTTCTGTCCTTGAAGCTCTTTGAACTATTTTACGTTGTACTTCTTTAGGAGTTCTTATTTCTCCATTAGTTTCCATGAAGTCTTTATAAGCTTCTAACTGACCAACAGCTTCAACTAAAGTATTCCATTCAGGAAGGTTGGTATTGGGACAACTTGCTGCCATAATTTAAATTTTACACATTTTCATAAAGTCTAGTACTGCTTGATCAGACTTTTCTATTAATTCTTGTTCAGATACATCTTGATTGACAGATTCTATTACTGCACTACCACTTGCACTTGTATTATAACCAGGGTTAATATAACCAAATCTTTTGAATAATTCTTCAGATAAGTACAACCATGTTTGCACACCAATTCGTTTTTCTGAATTTGGTAATGTTTTTAGCATATCCATACCATAACCTTCAGAACTAAACTCTAACACATTATCTTCAGATACTCTATTTTCTATGGCATCTAATCTATCATCAATAGCTTCTTGAACTTTAGGGTCTATTTTCATAACACCATTAACTTCAATATCTTTTATAACATTAGAGAAAGCTTGACCACTCTTAAGGCCATAAGATGCCATACTTATTAAAGGTAGAGAGTTTATTTGCTCTTTTAATATTAATTCATCATTTGTTCTTGTACCTGGTTTATCATTAGGATCAATAGATCCGTTAACAATCATTATACCTTTAGGTATATATTTTTTAATAGAGCTAACTGATTGTTGGAAATTAGGATATGTAGTATATCCACTACGATCTCCTGACTTAACAAGTTTGGATTGTATTTTTCTTTCACTTCCATCAAATAATCTCCAAGTACCAAGTACTTCACCATCTATTGTTATTTCACTATACAAATAACCTAGCTCAGTCATTGCTTCAAATAGCATGCGTTCTCCAGAATTATAAGTATTCTTTGGATCAAAGGTATAATCTTTGTTATCAGTTATTATAACAGCACCCCTGTCAACTGCAAAAGCAGCTTCTGATATGGTCTTTTTCTGAGCTGCTAATCTAAACTTTTTTGCTCCTCTCTCTCCACCAATAGATACAAATATTACATCATTACTATTATATTCACCCGTATTAGCAAATGGGCCGGCTTGTTTAGCATAATTAGCTGTACTACTACCTGCAATATTATCAGCAAATCCTATGTACTGTGTTGCAATACTTGCTTTTACTGAAGCTTTTTGATCAGGTCGTCCTTGAATAGGAGTAATAGTAAAAAGATTCTTTACAGAAGTATCTATATCTCTTGATTGCAAAGAAGATTGAACAAGAGTATAAGATTCATTTAAAGCTTCAATAAACCAATTTTGTCCTCCTGTTTCCCAAACAGTATTTTGATTGGTAGGTTGATGTGTAGATCCTAATATCCAAGGTGTACCTCCCTGAGCAGTAATAGCTGTTGGGAGTTCTGTATATGTAGCAAGTTTAGTTTGTAACAAATCAACCATAAGAGCATAATTTTTACTCTTAAATCTATCAGGTTTTGTTTTAGATTCGCTAGTATCTTTAAGAGCTTGATACGCCTCTTCTACATCTTTATATGTTTTATTCTTATAAGTTATAGGATAAGACTTGCTTATTTTTCCTTTAGACTTAGCTAACTCTGTTGGATTGGTAAGTGTTGCACCAAGTGTATCATTAGAGTTAGACGATATAGAAATACCTTTAACAGTTAATTGAGATGGTGGAATATGTCTAAAGTTAATGCTATAGCGTGTACCTTTAGCTCTACCTACTGAGTGGCTTAATTTTCCAGTACTCATTTCAGCTAATGAATTATTTTTAGCTTGAAAATCAACACCACCAATTTTATGTTTATTTTTAGTTTCCCCAATGGAATAGATGGCAACACTTCCTACTTCACCTTTTTCATTATCATAAATACTTTCAGCATCAGTATGTGTCCCTATACCTACATCATCACCATATCTATTAATAAGCACATGATTATAATATCCTTCAGGTTTCCCTAGTTGTCGCTCAACATCTCTTGAAAGTTTTTGCATCCAATCAGGTTGTATCTTTTTTGTATGAATTGCAGTTCTTCCTGCACCCATACTATATCTATACTCTAAAGGACCATATGAAATAGCAACTTGCTTAGATTCATCATTTCTATTGCTCATTCTATTCTCTTCTGTATTTAGAAGATTTTCTACTTTATCAATAAAGTCTCTAGTTGCACCATCAGTAAAAACTTTATCTATAGTAGTTACACTACCACCATTTACAGGAGTAGTGACCGCTTTTTTACTTAGTTGAGGTTTTTTTAAATCTTTAGTTACAGATTTAGAAATCAAGCCTGTACCTTCATCATTTACCTCAGTAATTAAACCATATCTAGTTTTTAATTGATTCTGTAGCCATAAAGCAAACCTATTAGGTACTGATGCTAATGAATTAGCAAACCCATCAGGAAATTTCTTAGAATCAAATTGATCTAACTTATCAAACTGTTCTAAGTTAATCTTTTGAAATAATTCAAAGTCAGCATTTGTATCTTGGAAATTTTGATTATACCATTGTCCTGTTCCTTTATACTCTTCTTTAATTTTAAGAGCTTGAGGTGTATTCCTATTTTCACTATAGAAATAATATTTTTTAGTTACTATGCCAATAGCATTAGGATTATTTCTAATTACAGCAGAACCTTTTCCAACTCTAGTATCTCCTATTGAGTTTATATTTTCAGTAAATACATAAGCTGTAGCAGGGTTTTCTTTTGGTGAATCTTTAGTCCATCTTTTAGTATTAATACTAACCTCAGTAGCTGATTGATTTAAATCTTTATTTATATCTGGAGCAGAAACAGGAGCCGTTGCATTTTTCCTTATTACTTCATCTATCTTAGATTTCATTTGCTTAGGAGTAATCAAAGTAGCAAACTTAGACTTTTTAATTGTAAGGTTTTTAGCAGCTCTTGTTATTGCAGTATACATCCATCTTGGACCCCAATTTCGTTCATTTCCTTGATTTACATAGACATTATCCCATTGACTACCTTGAGACTTATGCCCAGTTATTGCATATCCATATGTTGCAATTAAAGTTAAAGGCGAATCTTGTTTACTACTTAGATATGGTTCTTTCATTCTATCAAAAGCAATCATATTATTGCCATATAGATAATCCATGAATTCTTTATCTTCAACAGCGCCTTTCATTATATCGTCAGATAACATAGAAGCTTTAGCTGCATCTGGAAAAATTAAAGCTATTCCATCAAATCCTTCCATTCGGACAGCAACAACTTTTTGTTTACCTGCAGTACCAAAATCAATTACTTTTTCAAACTCTATTGATTGAAAATTATCTAGCTTATGAGTTTCACCATTCTTAAATCCTAATTTTCTATTTGCTATAGCTATTAGACTTTCTCCAGGAACTACTGAATCAGCATCAGAACCATACAATTCTTTTCTTACAGTATTATTTACTCTAACTCTGTCTTTATTAGAGCCTGTTAGCATAACTGCATCATTTCCTTCTTTTAAGTCATCTATAAATTTTTGTTCAAATTCATCTCTATTTTCAATTACTGTTACATCATTTGTAGATTCTGTAGGTTCATATGCTTTTTGATCTGTTCGCATTAGTGTAGCTAGTGTTAATATATCACTATCTAAACTTTGCCTCCGTACTTCTTGAAGTTCAACCATTTCCATGCCTTCCATTCCTTCAAATAATTTAGGATCTAGACCAACTGGAGCAAGTTGAAAACTATCACCTAAAAATACAGCAATATTATTAGCACCTTTATTTAACTCTTTATTTAGATCTCTTAATAAAGTCTCATTTATCATTGACGCTTCATCAACTATAAAAATGGTATTATTTACTGCCTCTACTGACTTATCATTAAATACAAACTCACCATCAACAGGTACTCCATACAACATTTTATGCAGTGTATTAAAATCTTTATCTTTTCCTTCTAATTTAGTTTTTAATACATTAACAGCTTTATTAGTAGGTGCTGCTATTTTAACTTTAAATCCTTGATCTATTGCATACTGTTGTATATTTTCAGCAATAGTTGTTTTACCTGTACCAGCATAACCCGCTAATAAGAAATATCTAGGATCAGTACCTTTAGATTTGTTTACATCGTCAATTAATGTTTGTACTTTTTCTAATGCTTGAGCTTGACCTGAAGTGTAATCTATTTTATTTCTTCTAGCTTCTAGTATAGAATCATATTTAAACTCTGCTCCATCTTTTTGATATGCATTTAATAAACGCATACTAATTTGAATATTTTTTTGTCTTAACTCAGCAAAAAATATTTCATTCATTTCTTGAATGTTACCTAAAGCTGTAAGCATTGCGGTTCCAGCCTTTTCTATATTTTCACCCTTAACTGAACTAGGTTCAGAAAAGAAATTTCCTGTACCTCCAGCATCATTATATAACTTTTGATAGCGCAAAAGAAAAGTGTATGCTCTTTCAGGAGTAGATAATAAGTTTTTTATATCTTGAGGTTCATATACTAAACCAACCTTTTCCAAAATAGCTTTTTGAACTTTAGCGTTAGTACCTTTATAAGTATCTTTTAAGATAGCATCTGAAACTTGTGCTGCTTGTTCAGGATTGCTTAAAGTTTTAATTATTATTTCATTGTCTCGGTTTCCTATAAGGACATCACTATCTCTTAAAACAACATGATCAGGAACTAAAATATCGTATAACTCTCTGTCATCAAAAAGTCTTTCATTCGGTACAGCATATCTGCCATTCCCAGGAGTAACTTGTTCAAAGTTTTTATATCTTATAAGCTGAGCACGCCCTTCTTTGGTTTTAATCAATTGATTAAAATAAGATTTATAATCTTGTACATCTATAGAAAAATCTTTTTTATTAAGTGCATTCTCAAGATATAGCGCATACTCTTCTTCTACAATATTATTTATTGAATAACGACCACCAGTATTTAACCCAGTCTGTAAAAATGCAACTATTGGAAAATCATTAAAGACATCTACTATATTTTGTATCTCTGTATCTGTTAATGTAGGGACACTAGCTCTAAGCAAATCTGCATCTCTAAGTATTGACATCTCTTCTTTTAATGCATTAACTTCCATTAAGTCAGGTACTTCACTATACTTTAAGTTACTTATCTTGCTGCCTTTCTTTCTATCTAACTCAAAGGCTTCAAATATTTTAAATTTATTTAGATCAGGAGTTATGCTCTTAACCATAAAGAATCTATCTGCAAAATTACCTGTAGGATTCTTAAATATTGATTCTATATTAAAGTTAGACATCAATGCCTCATCTCTTAGGAAAGACTCATATGCATACTTAATTTGTCTTGACTTAAGTTTATCTAACGTTTCTTCTTTTCGTGGCTTAATTATAGATTCAGCAACTGATAAATTATTCTGAAAAAATACGTTTTCAGTCAATTTTTTATTCAGAGGTTTTAACTCTCTTTGTATTTCTCTTTCAATTGAAAATTTTATATAATCTTTTTTAGTTCCAAAGTAAGTAGAAGGTATTGGTGCTTTACCAAAGTTTTTAAAGAATTGATTATCAATAAATGATTTAGCATTGAATTGATTTTCCAATGTCAATTGGTCAAGAATTATTACACCATTTTTTACTGCGACTCCAGACTTTGGTAAAATTCCTTTCTCTACAGTAAGTTCTGTTTTAACATCTCTACGTTTATATGATGGATTTTCTGGATCATTAAACAAAGGTTTGTTATTCATTTCCCGTTGCCACATAAAAGGAATAAAATCATTTTTAAACATAACCATGTCCTTATCAGATAAGTCCATGTCTTCAGCTTGTATCAAAAGTAATTTATTTAATTCTTCAGAGTTTCTTATTGGCTGTAGTATTCTTGCTAAGGATAATTGTAAGTCTTGTATGTAGAAAGGTGATATAGCAGAATCTGTAAGAAGCTTATCTACTATTTCTTCAGGAAGAGCTTTGCTATCTCTGATTTTTTCAATCTTGTTTTGTCTATCGTATGCATCAAATACAGTAGTATCTTTACTAGTATCAACATTTGTTACCATTTTTATATCTCTAATTGGTAACGCCATCTTTTCTAATTGTATAAAATGCAGCAACATCTGAATTGATTTTAAAGAAGCAATGTTATCTTCAAATCCATTATTCTTTTTAAAACTAGTGAGCTCATTTTTCATTTCACCCATGGTAAAATTCTTATTGTTTCTTATTCTAGTATGTGTAAGAAGTTTATGCTGTAGCTTTGTCAAAATCATCTTGATAGCTCTAATGTTTCCTTCTTCTAGTGCTGCTATATCAGCTTCAGATAAAGCATCAATAGCTTTTAATCCATCAAACACTCCAAATTCAGGATCCATTATGAGTTCAAATGCGGCAATATTTCTATAGTTTCTTTTATTAACAGAAATTGGATTTCCTTTTACAGCATCATAAACAACACTTTTAACAAACTTTTGCTTTTCAACATAAGCTCTAGTTAATGGATTGGCTACAAAGTAAACTGCTTGATCTATAGGAACACCTGCTTGTACCATTGCTAATAGTGTAGGTGAAACTTCTTTAGTAGCTTGTACATCAAATACCCAACCACCTTTAGCAACATCAACCCATCCATTCATTAATTGATTAATCACATCAGATATAGAATAACTTGTAATACCTTTAGGAAATAATTGTGATAAAGAAATCACATCCTCATCTTTAACTTTTGTGGTATTATGATCTAAAAGTATTGTTTGTACAGTTGTGGACATTAGCTTTTCTGTCTCTGGATCTCCTAATCTTTCACCATTAGCCATCTTACCTAGTAATCTTAATACTTCTTCTTTAGTAACATCAGTGTTAGTAGGATTCATATACGCACCAACATTATTAAATAATATATTATATGTGTTATCAACAGCACCTAATCCTAAAGCTTCTTTACCAATTTTATTTTCTTGATGCTTAAGCATATTATACTGATACTCAAAAATACTTGTGGCAGGTAAAACAGGGCTTATAACTTTTCGTATAGAGTCCTCATCTCCTGGAATATCCTGCATTTCATATTCTTTTACATTGTATTCTCTAGTCAATCCTCCTACTGTGTCTACTAATGATTCATCAGTACCTTCAAAGTCTCTAGTAAATAGCGCAGTACTATTAGGTGTTACTAGGTTATTGTAGTTTGATTTTAAAGAAAGTATATCAGATATATTTTTTATAAGTCTATTTTCTATAGCAGATTTAGAATCTCCTTTAGTAAGATTTACTTCTGTTAATGTCTTAGAATTTATTATCTCATATATTTTTTTATCATTCTCAGTAAGTTGGTATACAGGAATGGTTTCTAGCATTTCAGTTCTACTAACAAATAACTGGTCGCCTTCACGTTTACTTCTTAAAGAAGTAATAGGTTCTGTTAATGCTTCATAGTCAGTGCTTTCAACAATATCCAAAATCATTTGAACATTGTCTCTACTAAAATCAAGATCAGGATTTTCACTTTGCAAATCACTTAAGAAAGTATTTGTTAAAGATTCCTTGCTAACCTTTCTTTCAATGTTAGGCATCATTACAGTCATCTTATCTACATCATAATCAGCTCCTGATTTAGATACTACTTCAGATGGAGATATAATAATGTTACCTGCTTCAGCCGGTAAGAATTCTCTTACTTGCATAAATTCCATAGAGTTCAAACCTTGTACTGGAATACGAACAGCAGTCATAGTAATCATCTGTCTATGATCTCCTGTATTTAACCATTTTTCGTCTTTAATGGCAATGTTTAAAGTTTCTATATTTCCTATTCTTGTTCCTTCATATTCTAAGTCTAAAAGGTTTTGGAACTTACCTCTAAGACTTACTTTTACATCCATAGGTAATGTTTCACCATTAGGCCCTTCTCTATAAAATCTTAAACCATTAGTTCCATATTCTTCTAAATCTTCTTTGGTTGGATTTGCAAATGATGATTGTACTGCATCTTTATTTTCAAACAAAGTAGAAGCTACTTGAACTAGAGCTTCACCATTTACTTTACTTGTTACTAATCGTTTTACAAGTATAGAGTTTAATACTTTTTCAATTTGAGCAGAGTAAAATGATAATGATAAATCACCTTTAGTGTTTCGTCCTTGTCTGTCTATAAAGCTAATGGCATGATCAGGAAGATCATCCTTCAGCTCTTTTTTCATAAACTGTACAAGACTTGCAATATCACCTTCGTATTCTTTTGTATCTTCATTAAAAGTGATTCCTATTTCTCTAAGCAAATTATCTTTATATAAATCTGCAAGAGCTTTAATATTACCTTCAAAAGATTTTAAGAGTTTGTAATTATCAGAGTTTTGCTCACCCTCACCTTTACTAACAAGTTCCTCCCATTTTTCTTTACGAACCTCTTGGTCAGTTTCATCAGTCATAAAGTCTTTTGGTACACCACCTTCCAGCAAACCATCAGAAACTAATTTTCTAAGCTGAGTAGAAAAAACAACGCTACCTTTATCTTTGCTAGCAATATCTAATTGATTTTTTAGATACTTTATATGAATAACATTCTTTGTAAATACTTCAGTATTAGGATCAGATTCTTTTATACTTGGTAACAAAGTTCTATTGTTTGTGCCTTCTTCAAATATTCTATCTGCACCACTATCTTTACTTCTATGAATTGTGCTTACTTTAGATCCTGATTCAAAAGTAACATACTGGATGTTTTCTTGAATCATTTTCTTATGTATATCTTCTGCCTTTGTACCTTTAGTCATACTAGGTATCAGGGGCATAAGAGAGTACTTATGAAACGCTACCAAATTTAATCTATTATTTGTAACAGCCAAAGGTCCCCAGTATTGGAATTTTTTGACTGCAAAGAAATTAGTAACATCTGTTGGATCTACTTCTACACCATTAATAATGTCGCGGTATAATAATTCTTGTTCGTTTGACCATTCATTTTGAGCAATTGATAACGCTCTATAGGCATCAAAAGTAATAAGTCCTTGTGCATCTGCTTCTTGCATTTCAGCTTCTGCATAGTCTCGTGCTTTTTCTGGACCTAACTTTTCTACTAATGAATTATAATAAATAGAACCAACTTTCATCTCTTTGATGATTCCTGTATTCAATGTATCACTATAATTAAAATCATTACCTTCTGGAATTATAAATCCATCACGTTTTAATTTAGAAGCATATGTATGATAAGTTAATGCATCATTATTAATAAAGTCTTGCATTACTTGGTCAGTTCTAAGTATAGTTCCTGTTGAACCTGCACCCGCATTACGTTTGTGAAATTCTTGTTTTACATGATTATACAATGCTACATCTCCATAAATCATACCCATGGTGTCATAATTATGCAACCAATGGTTAACAGTAAATGCAGTAATCAATTGACCAGGAGAAAGTCCAGAACTAGAATCTGTAAATCTCTTAACTCTATTATCAAAAATACCATTATTGATCCTAGCTTGTCTCTCAAAGTAAGTAATAATATGTGGAGCTACTAACTCTTTAATCTCAGCTTGATTATTCTCAATATTTTTTTGGAAAGACAATTCATTGTCAAACTTATTAATAATTTCCTTTAGCTGATTTATTACTTTTGTTGGTAAAATTTTTTCAAAAATCTGAAAGTTTTGCCCATTCTCAATATATTTAAAATCATAGTTCTCAAAGTTTTTATCAGCTGCATATCCTTTAAGAATAGATATTCTAGACATCTCTCCATAAAGAGCAGGTAAAACTTTATCCACAGTTTCAGCTTTCCAAGCAGTTGATTTAAAATCATTTAACTTAACATGCCTATCTTGAGCACTAGGACCTACTACTTTAACCATGTAAGAAGTTCCTTTATCTGCATGCCTCATGTTTTCAAAATAACCTTTCTTAAATAAAGCTAAGTCCATAATGATCTTAGTATACTCATCAGATCCAGCAGCAGATTTACCTACAACATTATCGTTTTGTTCAAAAGCTAATCCACTAAGATTAAATACAGCTAACTTGTTACCAGTTCTATCACCGTATTTTTTATCTTTTGGTAAGTTGTTTATGTCTAAATAAAACAACTGATTCATTATGTCATTATAGTTTGAAAAAGGATTGTTTGTCACATTTAAGTGACTCATGGATGGCTGATTTATTACGTCATAATAATCTTTAGCATTGTTTAAATCATTTATTAATGATGTCATGCTATTATTAAGCTGATGTTCAAACTGTGCATTACCTTCAGCATTACTAGTCATATAGTTGTTTACATGATCACCAAACCTTGCTTCTAGTTGAATCAATCTGTTCCATGTACCTGCATTACCTCTTAGTGTAACGTTTACATTATTAGCATCATTCTTAACGTTTACTTCAGAATAAAGATCATTAAGATCTCTTATTTTCATTTGTTCTCCGTCTATACTAACACCTTTATTAACTGCTGAAACTCTTTCCCAAAAGAATTGAGGATCAAACAAATTACTAGATTTAATTTTATCAAGTATATTTCTTTTGTTAGATAAGTCAAAACCAATAGCTTTAAAGAAACCTATCCTATCACTTTGAGCAGATGCTTTACTAGGAAATGCTTGCATTACTTTTACAGTATTCAAATAGTTTCCTTCATTATCTCTAGACATGTAAGAATTATTTGGCTGTGAAGCTCTAAATCTTGAATTCCATATTGTTCCTATTTTTCTATCCGCACCAAAAGCTTGACCTACAGTTTCACTAAACGAAACGTTATTATCAGCATCTACTTCTTTTTTAAGAGTAACTTGAACTAAAGGAACTCTAGATTTATTAAATGCATCAAAGAAGTCTGTCCAATATCCATGTTCACTAAATGAAACAACATCGCTACTTGGAACACCAAGTCTTGTAAATATTTCATTTAATGTTTTATCTTCTTTGGCAGCCGCAATTAGTTTTTCTACAAGACGATCAAAGTCTGGAGTATTTTCAGTAGTCTTTGCTACGTTATTCCAAACTAAATCCATATCCATCTTTTCAGCTACACCATACTTATTAAATACAATGTTTCCATTAGAATCATATTTAGGTAATGTGCTAAATAAGTATACAATGTTTGCCTTTGCTAAAGCTTTTAAAGAATCTTCATTACCTTTTCTTACATAACCTGTTCTAGATACAAGCTCTGGAGCAATTGATTCTTGAGCAAAGTACTGCATGTCATCAAAAAACTTAGAATTTAAAACATGAAAACCTGTAACATCTTTGTAACCATTTGTAAGTGCAATCTTAGGATTACGTCTTTCACCAAAGTTATTTACAGCGCTATTTAATACATTAAGCTTTTGTTCTTCTCTTTGTAATTCATTTAGAGCTCTATTAATAAGATTTGCGTCATTACCTTTAGCAACTTCATCGTACTTCTTTTTCTTTTTATCAACTACCTCAGCTTGTTTATTAGATAAGTCTTGAAATCTTTTATATGCATATTCATACGCTTCAGCCAAAGACCCAGGTTTTCTAAAAATATCACCACTATATTTATTAGTGGCATTTCTATTAAACGCATCTCTTTTTTGTTTAATAACTTGATTTAGAATATCAACTGATATTATCCTAGATTTCTCTTCAGGCGTTATAATATTTGCCTCACTTAATTTGTTTATAGAGTCCTTAATAAACTGGCTTATAACAGTCCTGCTACGTCCAGTAAGACTTGAGTTATATTCAATATCATTTAGTAATAAGTATTGTTCTTGTTGTTCATTTGAACGTCCAGAGTTTTTTTGATCAATATGCTCTACAATAAAATTATCCATTAAGTCTAATACGTCACTAGAATCTCTATAGTTAAGAGGAGCAGCATCTTTATTAGACGGATCAATAACATTTAAATTCAGTGTACCAAACGTTGCATTGTTTTTATAGCTAAAGTTTTCTACTGAAAAACTACCTGATTTTAATTTACTAAACGTCTCTAGTATTAATGCATCAGACATTGGATTACTATAAGTCTCAAAATAACTTGCTTCACTAAACAATGCTTTTAATGCATTAAATAATTTTCTAAAGAAACCATTTTGTTTTGATTTACCTTTAGCAGTCTTTTGACCATTAATCATATACGTTCTGAAAGACTCAGCTAAATACTCTTCAATTTCTCTATCCGTAGCATTATCAAATGTTTTTGAATTACCTTCAAAAGTTGTAAAAGTTCCACTGTATTTTCTTACTGCATTATATAAATCTTGTTTTTCTTTTTTACTAAGAAACCCTTGTGTAAATGAATGAAATGCTTCATGCCACATATCAGTCCAATCAGCCCCTTTAAATAAAGTAATTCCATCTCTAGTCCAATTAGCAAATACATCAGGGTTTTTACTATTTACTTTCTCCCATAATAAATTAAAAGGAACAACTTTAGAAAGAGGACTGCTTCTCCACCATTTCTCAGCAGCTATAATATCTTTACCTGCAGGTGTAGTTCTTAAATCTCTAATAACCTTACTGATGTCTAGTGGATCTACATCTGGCTTTTCATCTTTTTTATTTTGTTCTTCTTTTATAGGGAGTATATTTTCTCCTTTAGAAGGTTCGCTAGTCTCTTGAAGTATAGATTTACTTTCATTTACTTTTACATTAACAGGAGAATCAAATGTAATATATGGTCTACTCTTATTTACTTCTCCTCCATTGATATCAGCGTTTGATAATCTTGTTATTCTAAAACCACCTTGAGACAGATACTCAATGTTACTAATTTTTTCATACTTTATAGAATTAGTATTAGGGTCATATTTAGCAACATCGCTTCTATCTTTTAAATGTTTTGAAGATGCATTTAGTTTAGCATGAGCTGCAGGATAAGAGTATGATGATCCTTGTTTTTGAATCCTATCTCCTAATAGCTTGTCAAAGATTTGTAGTGCTTCATTCTTACCTTCTTCAGTAGAAAGTTTTTCAGCACTAAATGTCTGTAATGAATTATTACCAGAGTCAATAGTCAAAGAATAACCTGAGCCATCTTGCTTAAAACTTATAAGTCCTGGTTTGTCTTCTCTATATGATGTAAGTTTTGGATTAACAAAACTTGTAATCAAATTAACACGTTCTTTTAATGAATAGTTATCTCCGTTTTGTTTTTTTAAATCTTGATTAAAGTACAACGCTTTGATTGTTGGAACAAAACTACTATCTATTATTGCAGGTTTTTCTAATTCAAAAAGAGTATTTGAATTGTCAGTTAAAAACTTAATACTAACCGTATTAGTTTGACCAGAAGTAAATGCTGTAGAAATAGTAAATGGTTCAGAAACTGAAGATACAAGAGCCATATCACTAGTGTTCGGAATCTTTTGAGATTGCTTTAACATTATACTGTCAGAACCATTGGCTATATTTAATGCTACTCTATTTGTTTTTGGACTTGCATTTATATGTTTTTTTATTGCATTAAGAACTGCAAACTCTTGTTCCAATATAGTCTTTGCTTGAGAGGGAGCTATTCTTAATGATTTTGACAATGCAGTAACCATTTTATCATTAAATGTTGTCGCATCTTGTTTAGCATTTCCTTGCATTGAAAAATAGACATAATCACCATTCCAAGATTTCTCACCTTCACTGTCATAAGTTGAAGGCACAAAGTCACCAGGGTTAAGCTGACTTTCTTCTGCTACTAAAAGACCTATAGTTCCTCTTTCTATATCTGCCTCAGTTATATACTTATTTGCAATAAGTTGATTTTGAACATCTTTAGAAAGTTCTTTAACATTAATAGCTAATAACTTATCTTTAGATTCTGCTAATGGATCATTTACATTTTTAATTATGTTAGCTAATACCTTTTGAGCAGACTCTGATCCAGTCTGTCCAACAGTCGTTCCTAAAACACTAGGTATACTTAAATTAAAAGCAGTTTCTACTCCTTCAAC